GCGTTATTCTATGAGAAAAATACTTACACTACATATGATATAGTTATAGGCTATGCAGTAGCTAATGGTATCAAACGTAATGACGTCTATGAGACGATGATTGAATTGAGGAAATACTTGGTAGATACTACTAAACAGATGGGATGTCCTGAGGTATCTGAGTATCTTCTAGAACTCGCAGGTAGACTTTCTCAGTGGGTATCTGATAGCCAACGTGCAATGGCTGCTCTCACAGCTCAAGGCCGTCAGTTTAACGAGTCTGACTATGTTCTGGTTATGCCAGTGCAAATATGGGAAATGTACACCTATGATGATGGACACTCTCAAAGTGGTTTGCAATTTGGTAGTCACTTTGGGTTTAAGAGTAATCGTTTCTTGAGAGATCCCATAATGGTTCAGACTAGTACTTTAGACCTCCGGGTATTAGTGGCTGGCGATTACCAGATTCCCCTTAACGATGCTGCAGTTGATTCTGTAGCTAACCGGAAAGGGTACCTCAATTGCTCTGGGATGACAAGAGAGGAGATTAAAATATTAAATAAGATATTATCGGGGAACAAGCGAACAAGCCCGTTCCTCATAGATCAAGACCTAGATTTAGAAATTGGAGAGCAGGAAATCTATGCTTATCATGTGAATCCTATAGATGCACAGGCTGGATTAACCTATTCTAGTTCTATGGTGAAGACACTAATTAATAAACTAGTTATGAATCATAGATATTATGAAGATTTACTATGTGCACAGAACTATTTAGTAAACTGGTTGGCTCATCCAGCAACTGAGACGGTTGAAGCACACTGGTGGACAGGCTTACACAGAACGTTAAGCCTACCGAAAGTTGGCTTGAAAAGAGCTGTCTTTCCTTTCCTGATGGAAGGAGAGGCAGTGTGTTTGAGTGCTGATGCTCTGAATGCTTATCAAAAGGCAGAAGCTTTTAGTGAAACGTCTTTATGTACTTCGCTGTTACGCAATACTGCGTGGTACTGGGGCGAATATCTATTTAAAATAAATAAAAAGAACTCTCTTGAATTGTTGCGATCCTTGGCCTATCCAGATGATACAGCCATTGAAACCTTCAATAGAGAGCCAGTTATGGTCTCGGCCGTATTGGGAGAGAAGGTCACAGTACCTATCTATTCTCAAACTGGCACATACCTAACTACAGGCATATCTGTGAACCACAAAAACAGAGTTCGGTTTGGTAGAATTAATATTGATCATATGGCTGATTATGGGTATGAAGAGCGCAATAACAGTCTCATCTTCAATAATATAGTAATCCCGGGATGTGCCGCTTTGATAGTCGGTAAGTCTGGTAGTCTACTAACGAATACGCCATATGCATCTAGTTTCTTGTTGTGCGGACCAGAACGGGCTAGGAACAACTTAAGATTTGATTTATCCTACGAGTTCTATGATTTGTGGGCTCTCGGGGTGGTGAACCGCTGGCAAGGGTTTGACGTTCATTACCTGAGCACTTCATCTAACAGTGAGCACCGTTCATTTGCAGCAAACAACGTGAGCATCGCCACACCGCCTGTCTTGCCAAGAGCAGAGGACAACCAAGTGACTTTTAAGTTACAATCCATACGTCCTAGAACACATGAATTTGGGGACCCAATCGATAATAGGAATGGCATCGAGTGCAAATTCATTTGGACTAGATCGGACAGTTACCCAGTAGAAAAAGTTGATCACTGGGCACCTAGGTGTAGCGACTACATAACTAGTCACCATGTAGTTAGGAGTTTCAAAACAGTAGTCACAGATGTTCAGCACTATCAGGTAGCTGTATTTGGTAATTACAACATTGATGAATCGTTTTTTCACTTCGACATGGTGAGGTCAGGCATACCAATCCCAAGTGTCAAACCTCAGTTAGACTTACGAGAGGAGGCACCTGGAGAACCACCGACAATATCGACTGGCGAGCCGCAATTGATTCCTGCGGGTCAGGAATAA